CGCCGCCCCCTAAGTTGTAGCGGGTGATGTAGCTGTCGCCCCCCAGCCCCGCGTTGATGCCGTTGTTGGAACCGCCCACCAGGGGCGTGTAGGCCAGCGCGTCCCCAACGTAGGGGTTGAACTTCGGCGTGCCTGCGGCCATCGACAAGTCGAGCCAGAAGCCCGATGCGGTGGTCACCGGGCTCGCGGTCTTGTGCCAATGCTGGCGCCAGACCTTGTTGCTGTCCCAGCTGTCGGCCAGGCTGCTACTGGTTGACATTGACCGCCCTCGCCGCCTCGGGGGTTGCCACCACCTGCGCGGCCAGGTGCTCGCACGTTCGGAAGAACCGCCCGTTGTAAGCAATCACGGGCTCGTTGCACTCCGAGCACCGGAACAGCGGCGCCTGCATCTGCGCGTCCGCTGCCTGCTGGGCCGCCGGGATCATCAGTCCACCGTGGCGGTCAGTGCACCGGCTGCGAACTGCGGCTGGATGCCATTGGAGATGGACAGGCTGCTGTTCAGCGCGCCCTTGAGCAGCAGGTTGCCGGCGCCGGTGCTGTCTGTGCCAATGCCGAAGTGCGTGGCCGTGGCGGTGCCGCCCGTGGCCTGGGGGAACTGCACCAGGGCGGTGTTGGCGATGGTGCTGACCGTTCGCGTCCAGCCGCCTGCCGTGCGGTTCACAGCCACCCGGGCGTAGCCGGTATAGCTCACCTCGTTGGTGCTTTGGTCGCCCGCCTCACCAGGGTCAGCCGTGTGCAGCGAGATGTAGAACGAACCCGCCGTGGCGCTGTTCTGTAGGCCCGCAGCATCCCCAATGTTGGCCCAATCGACGTTCAGAAACAGCAGGTCAAGAAGTGCCGCTTCGGCGGCGTTGGTCATGGACATGGTTCAGGTCCTTTCTCTTATCCGAGAAACTTTGTGCGCAGCTGTTCGATGGCGCTCGTGAGCTGGTCGCGCTGCGCAATTAGCCCGGCAACCTCCGTCGTCTTTTCTTTCACCGAGGCTTGCAAGCCCTCCAATCGGGCCTGCTCTTGCTGTGCTTCAGCGCGAATCTTTCCGGCCAAGGCTTGCGCGTCCTCCACAACCTTTGAGGCGGTGGCCGCTGCGGCCTCGGCTTGCTTGGCGGCCTCCGCCTGGGCCTGCGCCTTAGCTTCCGCCAGCAGCGTCTCCACTTCCTGCTTCGCCGTGGCACGTGCCTTCTTGGCCGCGGCTCGCTCCTCGGTCACCTGCTTCTTTGCCTCGGCCAGCTCAGCCAGCGCTTGATCCCGCTGCGCAGCAGCCTGGGCTCTCGCAGCTTCCGCCTCTTTAGCGGCCTGCTCAAACGAGCCCACCCGGTCCAGCGCTTCGGCTGTCTTGACAAACATCTCGTACTGCTTGGCCGCGCGCCGGATGGCGTCAGCCGCTTCGGTGTAGGTGTTGCTCATGGTCAGAAGACCTTTCTCATGCAAAGGGTGACAACAAGGTTGGTCGTGCCGTCACCCGCCGTGACGTTCGGCCGCACGTATCGAGGCAGCTCGAGCGCTTGCTCGATCTTGCTTGAAGTGAAGGTCAGCGCGTTGCCTTGCGGGTCGCTCAGCGCCGACCAGTTCGTGCCGTCGTTGCTGCCCTGCATCGTCACGCTGCCGCCCGTGCCGAACGTGCCCGTGACCTGGAAACACCGATCGGCAAAGTCGACCCAGTCGACGTACCCACCGTCGTCGCCGTTGAGCAGCCCCGTCCACGTGGCCAGGCGCGTGCGCCCGGAAGGGGTGACATCGGTCATGCTAGGTTGTCTGGTTGCCATGTCGTTTCCTCAGATTCCTTGCCCGTCGGGGCTGTCCTTCTCTTTGAACATCATCTCGCTGGCCGCGAGTTCCTTCTTCGTGCGGTCGTTCAGCGCCGTCTGCGCCAGCTGGGCCTTGACCTGCTGGATGCTGATCTGCTGCGTCTGAGCCATCTGCATCACCTGGAGGTCATGCTTGAGCTGCAGCTCCAGCATCCGCAGGCGCCTGTTCTCGACCTCGCTCTCGCTGCGGGCCTCGGTCTCTGCGGCCCGGCCAGCGGCTACCGCCTCGGCTTCCTTCATCCTGGCCTCGGCCGTGATGCGGGCCGCCTCAATGCGCGGATCCGGCGGCGGGGGCGGCTGGTTCGCCTGGCGTGCTTCGATCTGCTCGGGCGTCAACAGGATGTCGCGCGGGTCCAGGTGCTGGGCCTTGAGCGCCTTCTCGAACAGCTTGCGCGTGTCGATCATCGGCGCGTAGACCGGGTTCGCGCCCATCGCCAGCAGGTTGGTGAACGCCTGGTTCTGGATGTCGCGCACAATCAGCGCGGACGAGCCCCTGGCGTCCACAGCGAAGTCGCCCTTGATCTCGTCGCGCTCGCCGTACGCCATGTTGTAGTCGTAGTAGCGGCGGATGTGCGGCCGGGTCACGAAGTCATCGAACTGCTTGACCAGCCGGCGCAGCACCACGTTGGCGCTGTTCATCAGCAGCTGCATGCCTCCCACCGTCTCCGGCGCTGAGCCCTGCTGCCCCTGGGCCATCATTGGTGTGGCGGTCTCTTGGTCGGCCAGCTTCTCAGCCAGGTCGATCACCGCCGCCAGCTCACCCTGGTGGTTGTTGAACTCCACCGACGCGAACACCTTGTTGACGTCGATCGAGTCGTCCGTCAGATACCAGAACTTGCGCGGTGTCAGGGTCCACTGCCCGTCGGCCGGGGTCACCGCGCCGCGCTTGATGACGATCTGCGGGCCGCTCGTGACCCCCATGTTGTCCATCATCATCCGCCACGCGGCGTTGGTCACCGACTGCTGCGCCCGCATGAGGTACGGGATCCCGTAGCCACGGGGCGTGCCGGTCACCTTCTCCCACGGGTAGAAGTCGTACGGGATCGGGTCGTCTTCCAGCGGGTTGAGGTAGGCGCGAACAACGACATCGTTGATCATCTCGACACAGCCGCTGACGCTTGCGAGTTCGTCGCCCTCGTCATCCATGTCGACCTTGGCGGACTTCAGCTCTTCGCGGTTCAGCTCACCCCAGTAGATCCAGTGCTGGAAGGTCTTGCCGTCGTCCCCGACCTCCTTCTCGCGCTCCGCGCGCTGCACCTCGTACAGCGCCGCGCTGCGCTTGGGTCCTTCCTGGATCACCTTGCGCAGCTGGTCCTTGAGATAGCCAGGCTGCTTGGCCAGCTCGCGGACCTGGCGCTCGGTCAGGTCCTCCATCTCGAAGACACCCCGGCCGTTCTTCACGTTGTCCCCGCACGCTGGGTCTTCCCACACGCGCCGCGGGTCCACACGGAATGAGGCCGGCTTCAGCTCGTCAACGATCTCGAGGATCTGCACCTTCTCGGGCTGCCCGGTTTCCGGATTGACCGTGGTCTTCTCGCGCCAGGCCTTGCGCGTGCGGGCCGTGACCATCGGCCCCTTGATCACGCCCACGCCCATCACCGCGGCGTCGTGCAGCATCTTGCGCACCTCGCCGTTGTAGTCGCACTCGATCAACTGGTCGTTGATCTCGTTCTCCATCGCCTCGGCCGCCTTGGCAGCGGTCTGCTGCACGGCCATGGCAATTTGCTTCTTCTTGGCCGGACGCCCAAATTGTGGGTCGTCGGTGACGTTGCCCTCCTCGTCGAACAGCACGGGCTGCCCGGTGGCCGGGTCGATCAGAGTCTCGTTGCTCTGCAGGGCCGTGGCACAGTCAGGGTCCGGCGTGGGTTGGATGCCCCAGTTGCGGTCGTCGGTCGGCAGCAGGATGTCCGCCAGCCGGGCCTCGGCAGAGTTTGCCTTCTGCCTGGTGATGCCCACGAACACCGTCGAACGCGTGGGCAGCGCCTCGCGTGTGGTGACCGGGTAGCCTTGGTAGACCGACTCCATCATGGACGCAGCCATGCGCGTAGCCGGGTCCTTGCCGTGGTACTGGTCCAGGTCCTGAGTGACGCGCTTGTCCCACCCCTGCGCTGCACGGGCGGTGATCCACTTGTCACGCGTGACTGCAAGAGACGAGCCGAACGCCTGCAGTCGCTCCTCGCGGGCGACTTCCTGCGCTACGTCGTCTTTTTCAGATGTTCGTTCTTGCATGTCACGTTTCATTGTTGGTGCCGGCTGTCCCCTCGCAGGCCGGCGCTGCGCCACCATTCGTCCGAGAACTGGACGTCACCCCACCAGAGTGATCACCACCCCACGGCCGGGTCAAAGACCTCGAACCGTGGTACGTTGGCCGCAAACAGCCGGTTCTGGTTCTTGACCGGTTCCAGCTCGTGCAGGCTCTTGGCCTTGCGCAGCATCATCAAGGCGTAGCGGGTGGCCGACAGGATGTCGTCGTCCTCCTTGACGATGATCCCTTCCTTGCGGTGGTACAGACGGAACTCGCTGAACCAGTCCTCCAGGTGCGAGAACACCCGCAGCCGTCGTGTCTGCATCCGCTCCATCATCATCGAGACCCCAGCCTCAACGCTGTTGCCCCCGGGCTTGCCGTCCGGCCGGGGCTCGAACTGCGCCCGCTCGCTCAGCATGTTCATGCCGAACTTCTTGTACTGCTCCATCAGGATCTCGCCCGAGCCCTTGTCATGCTGCAGGCCGTCGTGCGGCCATGCCCACGGGATGTTCTGGTAGCCCTTGCCGATGACCATCCCGGCCTGGGTCATGACCGGGGTTTCCTTCAGCTTCCAGGCGTCGTAGACGTACGCCGTGTCGGTGTCGCGGTCGTGCGCGATGCAGGCGAACGCAGACGGGTGGCCCCACCCGAAGTCCACCCCGTTGATGCGCGCCCAGTGCGGCGGGATCTCGAACGGCTGCACAGTGATCGCCGACTCGGCCACCGGGAACACCAGGCCGGAGCCCATGATCGGAATGCCACGCGCCCGGGCCTCGCGCTCGTGCTCCGGGTACGTGGCGATGATCCGGGCCTTCTCCTCTTCGGTGTAGTGCTCGGCGTCTTCGATCGTCATGCGGGTGACGGTCGTGCCCTCGGGCTTCTCGAGCAGGAAGCGCTTGACCACCTGCGACATGCCCATCAGGGGCGTGAACGTCACGAAGACGATTCCACCCGTTGCGTTGGTACGAGTGAGAGCTTCGCTGTAGATGTCAAGAGGCGGCTCCTCGTCCATCCACACCAGGTCGACTGTGTCTGCTTGCCACTTCGTGTTGTGCGTGACAATGAAGTCGTCCGTTACGTACAGGTGCGACTCGTGCGCCACCGCGATGCACACAGCCTCAGCCGGCTCAATCTTGCGAATCGAACGCAAGATGTGCCTGTGCGTTTCGCACGCAGGGCGCACACAGCGGTCGATCTTTCGCTGCAGCCTGAACGGGGCCGGCCCGGGCAGGCTGATGCTCAGCACGTGCAACGGTCGTTTCCGCCCGCTGGCGGTAACCCTGCACCGCACCTTGCCACCGAGTGAGCGCACCAGGAATGTAACGCCATCGGCGAGCGCCGGCGACGTGCTGGCGAAGCTGATGGTGCCTTTCTTGCTGACAGAGCCGTCGGTGTCCAGCAACCCTTGCAGCACGGCGAAGCGAACGTCTGGGGAGTTCCACAGGTACAACTCCGGGACCGCCTTCTCGTGCGCCAACGTCTCCGCCATGCCGAGATCTTCAATGTGCTTCTTCAGAACCTGCGAATTGCTGAACCCGAACTGGATCTCGCCCCACTTCGCCAGGTCTGCCCCAACTTCCGCGGCCCCGGCGGCCACGTGACCGAGAATATCCTCGTCTGTCGACGTAAAGCGGATGCGCTGCGCTCGGACACATCCGTCTCCGAGTAGAGCGCCAACCAGGTAAGGATCCAACGGAACAGGGCGCGCGGGAAACTGCACCACGCCCACGTTCGGCGTGGACACTTGCTTGTTCGACAAGACACGCTCACCCGCGTCACCGTAGCGTTCAATCAGATCCGCGGTCGTCACCACTTTCCATGCCCCGGCGGTGCGCTCGCCAACCTGCCACAGGTGCTCCGCGCCGGCCAGGGTCTTGATACCACTGTCGAACGTCAGCTCGTACAGGTCCTTTACGCCGTGAGGGAACACGCCCTCGACCACTGTCACCGAGCCGTCGCCGGCAATCACTTCGTCGCCAGGTTTCAGCGCGCCAATCTGTCGCCACCCGGCGGGCGTGAGCACCAAACTGTCGACACGCTGCATCCGGCCCTGGTCGTAGCTGTTGAACTGGATGACCGACTCGCCGCCGTACTCGTTCTTGACCGTGATGCTGGCCAGGGCGTCAGGCACCCCCTGCTTCATGCTGTGGGTGCCGATGCACTCCTTCGGGATCGCACCGGTGCCCCACTCTTCACGCTTTTGCGGCGGGCCCACCAGCAGACGCTGCACGCCCTTGCGAGTCAGTTCGCCCGATTCGGAGCCGACCAGCACGCTGACCGGGCGGTGGAACCTGCGGCCCTTCCACCAGTCGGGGTAGCGGCCGGTGGCGTGCATGGCGATCTCGTAGGCACCAGCCATAGTTTTTCCGAGCTGGTTGCCTGCCATAAATAACCGCTCGCGGAAGTCTTTGCCAACCTCGTGGAATTCCTTCTGCTTGACGTACGGCTTGTACGCCTCCAGCATGTTCTCGCGATGCCGGCGGTCGCGGATCGTGAGCAGCTCGAGCAGCTCGAGCTTCTCCTCCACCGAGAGCGACTGGAGCGCTTGGGTGTCCATCAGGTCGGAGTCCCGCAGACGGTTTTGTTGTCCCACTGCAGCACGACCACGCCGGGGCCGGCGACAAGCAGCTTCAGCACCGTCACGGCGCCTGACTTGTCACAGACATGGTCCAGCACCTCGATGCCCGCCTGCTGCGCCCGCAGAGCCAGGGGCACTGCGGCCCCAGCCAAAGCGATCAGGCAAATGGCAACGGCAGCGGTAATGCGGGACATGGCCGACCTTTCAATCTCGAGGGACTATGGCCCGGGCCATCAGTGCCTGCAGCCGGCGGTCGATCTGGTCGTCCGTCAACTCCGGGCCCTTGTTGACCACCTCGACCGACTTCAGCTTGGGGCGCGTGTACTGCGCCAGCTCCGTGAGCAGCTTGACCTTCGTGTCCATGTCGACCACCGGCTTGAGAATCGGTTCCCCGTTCTCGTCCTTGAGGATCGACCCGTCACGTGCCCGGTGTGGCTCCTGCGTCGTGAGGACCTTGGCCAGCTCTTCGATTGGGTCCAGGCCGTACCCTTCGAGCACGTCGGAGACCGCCCGTAGGTTCAGCTTGCCCGAGCGGCTGGCCTTGCCGCCCTGCCCGTGGTGAATCTGCGACCTGGACTCCACCTCGTGGGCCGGGTCGTAGTTCCACATGGACGGCAGCGTCGGCGCTTCGCCGAGCGTGCCGCTCAGGCTGGCATTGCGTCTTGCGTGGTTCGCGTTCACGAAGTAACTCCCAGAACGCCCGCTGCGAGTGCCACCCCCATAGTGGATGGGACCCGCGCCGAGGGACCCAAAAGCGGGGGCATACGGGGGGTCGAATTCATGGCCACGGCGCGATCGAGACGGGGGGAGGGGGGTCGAAATCGCCCAGCGTCAGGCCTTGACCATGCCGCTGATCAGCGTGCCGTCGAACCCCTTGACCGACGAGCCGGGCTTGGACCCGACCACGCCATGGGCGGGGGCCTTGCCCAGCGTGGCCTTGCCCTCAGGGGACGAGACGATGCCGGGCTTGGCACCACTGCCAAACCCTTCGGCGGCGGTGGCGGGGTTGCGGCTGGGAGGAGTTGCGTACTGTTGCGATGCCATGGCTGTTCCTTCAGTGTGACAAGACGGGGCGCGCTGCCCCTGGTTTCCCTCGTGGAGGGGTGAAAGGTTCGGTTCCTCGTCGAGGCACTAGGCCAGCGACTGCATCGGGCCGCCGGGCTTCCGGTAACCCTGGTCATCCCGGGCGGCCGCCTCCTGCTCCCAGGTCTCGGCAGGCTCGGCGCCCTCGCCCAGTTCGTCGCGCACCATCGCGAGGACCTCGTCCAGCGACTGCAGCGCCACGGGCTGCTCGGCCCCTTGGGCCTCCACCGTGAAGGTGCCGTCCTCGTTGCGAGTGATGGTTATGCTCTGGCCGTCCATTGAAATGCCCTATCGCCCGACGCGGGCCGATTGATTTTCGGGCCGGATACATCGCGTTGCAAATAGTCCACAGACCCAGGGGCCGGCTGGGGGCGCCTGATAGGGGAATTCGTTGTTATTGCAACGATTTCAATGCCTTGAGCGTTGCCATCGCAACGATTCCGGGGCCCGCAGTGCTGAACCGCGACTGGCAGGCAATCCACGCCGAGCAGCCCGGAAAGACCCCACAAGACAGTAGGACTTGCACGATTCCGCTTGCCATGTGACAGGCAGGCTGTCACAGTCCGGTCCATCGCAGCACGGTGCTGCGAGTCAACCCGGAGTCAACACCATGAACACGATCCCCTCCCTGACCCTGAACATCGGCCTTCGCATCGGTCGCAGCGCTCACCTGAACACCGTCACCCAAACGGTGCAAGCCCTCGAGCGGGCCGGCTTCAACCTGCAGATGATGCGGGTCGACATGTCCAGCACCGAGCCCACCGTGGTGGTGCAGGTCGAGTCGGCCTCCACCTGGGGTGTCCACCGCCATCAGGCTGCCGCCCTGCACGGCGTGGCCGTGGTCCTCGGCCAGCAGGCCATCGCCGCGTTCGAGCCGAACCGGGGCCACGGTGTCCTGGTGGGCCCGGAGGCCGCCGCCTGGGGTGAGTTCGACCCCACCGAGTTCATCGCCATCACCGGGCGCCGTCTGGTGCCCAAGGCCGCCGGGTCCTGGGGCTCTGGCGTGACCCGTGACCAGTCCGAGGACCGGGCGCAGCCGTACACGCTCGACCAGCTCGCCGCCCTGGGCGCCTCCCGCGCCTAAGGGTTTGTCCTGATGACAGCCGGGCTGTCGCGCTGCACAGTCCGGCTCACCCCCTCACCACCTGGAGACCTCACCATGAACGTGCCCACCGCCACCCTGAACCGTGCCGTGCCTGCCTCCCCCGTGCCGGCGGACGCCACCACCACGCTCCGCCTGACGCAGGCCGACGTGGACCTGCTGCGCAGCGCGCTGGACTCGCACCTGACCCGGCTGATCGACGCCTGGGGGCGTGCCACCGACCGAGGCGGGCGTGCTGAGGCTGAGGCCCTGAACCGCCGCATGCACCAGCTGGACGCCCTCAACCAGACCCTGGCCGCCGCCACCTACCGCTGACGCCAGCCCCTCGCCCCGCGTGCGGGGCCTGGGAGTGGCGCCGCCCCGGCATCACTTCAACCCTGGAGACCTCACCATGGCCTATGTCGTTTTCAACCTGCGCACCCAGTGCGTTGTCCTTCGGGGGACGCTGGGCCAGTGCCTGTCCGCCGCCAATACCTGGGATCGGTACAACCCGGGCTCGTTCCAAGTCCGCCCAGCCTAACCAACTCAACCCTGGAGACCTCACCATGACCTTCCTGCACCGTGCCCTCTGGGCCGCCTCCGCCCTGTCCCTCGTCGCCCTGGCCCTCGTCGGCTGGCAGGCCGCCACGTACCTCACCACCGGCCATGGGCTGCACCCTGCCCTGGCGGCAGGCCTGGGCCTGTGGATTCTGGGCCTGGGCTGGGCCTGCGCGACCCTGGCCGACACGATCGCCGCACGGCATCACGTTGAATGACCCCAGCCGCATGCGGGCCCACCAGGGCGCTGCATGCGAGTGTGGTCAACCCACCCGCGCCGGGCGGTCCCCGGAGTGCCAACTCAGGAGCAACACCATGGCACAGACTGAACTCTCCCTCCACCGTCAATGGGCCTCGCGCCCCGCCGATGAGCGCTTCGTCTCCCTGCACGAGATGCAGGCCAAGCTGCACGCCCGTCGTGCGATCTCCCGCGCTGCCGTGACGTCCTCCCGGTCGCTGCGCGTCGAGCCCACGGCTGACAACAGGGGCCTGCAGGTCCTGTCCAAGGCCGGTGTGCCCTACGCCCCCACGCACTGGGCCTTCGGCCAGCTCGCCAGCCTCGTCGGCGCCCCTGCCGGCTACCTGCGCTCCCTGCCTGCCCCCGTGGCGGCCGACTGCGTCAACTACGGCCTGCAGGTCGAGCGCGACGCCCAGGACATCGGCGTGCTGATCACGGGCGGCGGGGAGAACACCCTGCGGGCTGCCACGGGCCCCCAGTACGGGCGCATCTGGAACAGCGACATCGTCGACACCCTGGTTGACCGGTTCGGTGACGGTGTCAACGGGCAGTGGCGCGTCCCTGGCGAATGGGGCCGCCGCGTGGTCGTCAACCGCGACAACACCACGCTGTACGCTGGCGACCGCGACCTCTTCATCTTCCTGGCCGACGAGGAGAACCGCCTGCCGGTGGCCACGCGTCAGGGCGGTGACCCGGGCACGCTGGCCCGGGGCTTCCTCATCAGCAACAGCGAGGAGGGCTCCGCCACGCTGCAGTTCCGGGCTTTCCTGTTCGACTACGTGTGCGGCAACCGGATCATCTGGGGCGCCCAGGAGGTGGCGAACGTCAAGATTCGCCACACCGCATCCGCCCCGGACCGCTACCTCGAAGAGGTGGTGCCCCTGGTCCAGGCCTACGCTCAGTCGAGCGCCACTGGCATCGTTGACCGGGTGCAGATCGCCCAGCAGACGAAGGTCGACAAGCTCGACGAGTTCCTGGCCTCCCGCTTTGGCCCGCGCGTGGCGCAGCGCATCGTCGCCGCCCACGAGACCGACGAACAGCGCCCGATGGAGACGGTGTGGGACGTCGTCACCGGTGTGACCGCCTACGCCCGGGGCATCCCGTTCCAGGGCGACCGGGTGGACATCGAAGCCCAGGCCGGCAAGATCCTGGACCTCGTCGAGGCCTGACGCTAGCCGGTTGGCCCCGCTGGGGGCCTTCCGAGTGGCGCCATCCCGGCACCGCATCACCGAAAGGACCTGACCCATGCACGACCTCAACACCATCCGCCGCCTGAACGCCGAGGCCCACGCGGAAAGCATCAACACCGCACGCGCCGCCGGCAAGCACGTCGTGGCCGAGTTTGCCGGCCTGCACCTGATGACCACCTACGCGTTCGACGACGTGGCCGACGCCCTGGCTGCCCTCAAGGCCCCGGCTGAAGCCGGCGACTCCCGCGCGTACTTCCCGCCCGTGCCGGCGCACCACGCTGCCCGCCGCGACCAGTCCGAAGACCGTGGCCAGCCGTTCACGCTCGACCAGCTCGCCGCCCTGGGCCGTCGCAGTGTGGGCGACCCCGAGGCTGACTTCGCTGCCGTGGCGGCCTGAGGCAGCCATGCGTCGTGTTGACCATCTGCACGACCTGCCGGGCGGCGATGACGTCGCGCGGCAGCTCGGCCCGGACCCGGTCGTCGACGGCGCGGTGTCCTGGCAGGACAAGGGCATCCTGCGCATCCGGGTCTGGGGTTCGGCCTGCCGCTGGACCAGCCGCAACGCTGCGCTGGCCGGGCTGCCTGCCTCAGCCGTTGTGTGGGAGAAGGGCGTCAAGCGGGCGCAGAAGGGGGCCCCTGAGGGCCGCACCCAGGCCGCCCTGCGGCTGCTCGAACGTGACCCGAACCTGACCCCGTTCGCTGCCGCCAAGCAGGCCGGGGTTCACGTCAGCGCCGTGTACCGCGCGCTGCAGCGGGCCTCCCGGCCCGTGTGTGAGTGCTGCGGCCAGCGGCTGCCAGCCTGACGCGACGCCCCGGGCTTAGACCTCGTCGTCCAAGACCCGGGGCCACTTCGCGGCGACGTCACGCTGCCGCTGCCAGCGGTCACGGCACCACGCGTCGCACCAGCGGTTCTCCGCCGGCAGGACCTCCGCGCAAAACAGACACGTGCCTCGCGGCAGGGGGCCGGAGCTGCCCCTCCTGGCTGCAGCCAGGGCCATTTCGCGCTCGCCCTCCTCAAGTGTCTGGGCGTGATCCAGGATGTCCATGGGGGCCGATTGTCACAAAAGGTCGGCAACCGTGCAGAAGTGCCGCAGAAACGGAACACGTCTTGGCGATCGCCGGAGGTGGCCCCTGGGGCACGATACGCGCGCCCTTCAGCACGTTTTCCCTACCGTCGACGATGGCGAGGTTGTCCTGTACGTGCAGCCCGCAGGCGTGCTCCGCTTTCAGCGGCACCCAGTGGTCGACGTGAACGTCCACCCCCACCCGCCGCAGCGCCGCGGCCAGCCGGTAGATGCGGCGCACCGCAGACGTGTTCAGCCAGCGGGGCCTGTGCAGCCTCTCACGCTGCCGACGCTGGGCATTGTCCGCTGCCTTGACGCCCGGGTTGCGGCGCTTCCAGTCGCGGTCCATCTCCCGCACACGCTCCGGGTTTGCCCGCTTCCAGCGGCGGGTCGCGTGCCGCTTGCTGTCTCCTGCCACCGCGTACCGCGTGCGGTCTCGATGGCGCTTGCAGCCCTTGCATGCGGATTGCAGCTTGCCGCCGCGCTTGTGAAACATCTCCGCCGGCAACTCCAGCCGGCAGTCGCAGCACCTCTTCACGCAGCCATGGCCGCCCGAAGCAGCAGGTCCTGCACCGTCAGCTTGCCCGGCAGGACGTCGGTCCAGATGTCGTGCTCGCGGGTGCCCCGGGCCACCAGCACGTGAGCGAACACCGTGTCGGCCTGCGTGCCGTGCCTGTGCAGGCGGCCGTTGGTCTGGTCGTACAGCTCACGGTCCTCCGGCACGCTCGTCCAGACCAGGTGCTGCGAGATCCGCTGCAGCCCGTCGACCCCGTGCCCTGCCGAGGCAGGATGCACCGCCAGCAGCCGCAGCTTGCCGGCCTCGAATGCAGCTTTGGCGCCCGGCTCCCGGATGTCGGCCACGTGCTTGCCGAACCGGCCGCGCATGCGCCCCAGCTCGTGGATCCACTGGTACGCCACCAGGACCGGGCCGTCGATCTCCTGCACCAGCTCCTCGAGCCGGTCCAGCTTCACCGTGTCCAGGTCCACCGCCTCGCCGGTCTCGTCGTAGACAAACCCACTGGCGCACTGCCTCAGCTTCGCATGCTGGACAGCAGCGCTGCCGCAGGCGATCCCCCGCCACAGGGAGTCCTTCAGGAAGGCCCCTGCGGCCTCGCTGGCTGCGTCGGACGGGTCAACCCACACCGGAGCCTCCACCAGGGGCACCGCGAGGCTCCTGGGCACGCTGATAGCCACGCTGGCGCACTTCGCCCGGAATGCGTCGGCCAGTGGCGGGGCCACCTTCCAGCTGTAGACCTGCCCGGTCTGCCAGTTCCTGCTGTCCGGCACGCACCACGTGTCCCTGAAGTCGGTCAGCGTGCGGCCCAGCAGGCCGGGCTCGATCAGGTCGAGCTGCGCGAAGACCGCCTCCTGGTGGTTCGCCGCTGGCGTTGCCGTCAGCTCCAGCACGTGCTCGACCACGCCTATCCGATGCACCGCATGCCTCGCCGCCTTGCCCCGCTCGCTCTGCTGGTCCCGCAGGAAGCTGCTCTCGTCGAAGACGATGCCGTCGTACGGCCAGTTCTTGCCGTAGGCCTTGGCCAGCCAGGGGAACGCGTCCCAGGAGCACACGTGGATGCGCTCCCGCAGGGACAGCAGGTGCGACTTGGTCGCCCCCTTGTCTCGAAAATCCAGGGCTCCATTCCCAGACACGCTCGCGACGCCTGTCGAGCCCGCACCCGATGCGACACCGCTCGCCCGACCAGGGCGGGCGGCGCCGTCCGTCAAGGTTGCAACTGAACGATCGGTTGCAACCTTGCGCCCCAGGTTCAGGTCCTCGAACCCGATGACCCTGACCTCGCTCGCCAGATGCTGCACGTGGCTCCACAACTGCCACTGCAGCGGCCAGCCTTGCTGGGCCACCAGCTTGGGAGCCACGATCAGCACCCTCGACAGGACGCAGTCGTCCATCCGCTGGGCCAGCCACGTCGCAGTGATCGCAGTCTTTCCCGCTCCTGTCGGGGCCCACACCGCCCCTCTGCTCCTGGTCTGCAGCCAGTCCAGCACCAGCTTCTGGTCCGCCCGGGGTGTCCAGACCTTCGGCTGCTCGTGAAATCGAGTCATCGCCCGGTAACCCTCGATTGATCGATCAGCCAGCCCGCCAGGACCTCGTCCACCCGCTGGGGTGTGTCGGCCCAGTCCGCAGGAAGCCCAAGTGCTGCCCATTCCTGCAGCCTGGCGGCCTGAAGCGGCCTGGGCCGCTCGCCCGGAGCCTTCAGCTCCATCAGCCCGGCCACGCACCTGCTGCCGCACGTCGGGCAGCTCGGCCTGGGGACCACCACCAGCCTGTCCGGGTCGCCCGCTCTTCCCGGGCTGACATGCTTGGCTGTCAATCCGCCTTGACTGCGCACGGCCCGGGCCAGGTGCTGCTCGACCGCCGCCTCACGCATGCCCGGCGTTCCTGTTACGGCTGTTACGGGATTTCCTATTCTCCATTGTTCTACGCGTGTGTGTATTCATGTGTGTGTGTGCGACCCCTCTATGTGCATTGCCTATACGCGTATTACCCTTTATCTGTAACATCTGTAACAGAGAGAATAAGAACAAGGAAAAGAAGAAAGAAATCAACGACTTAGAGCTGTTACTGAAAGTTGTTACGGGTTCGTTACGCGTCACCGAACTCGCCCTCCATCTGTGACAGCAGCGCGTTCCTGACAGATTCCTCTGTCCGGCTGGCAGTGTTCGCGCGGACGTACACCCTGGAAGGGACGCCGCCGACGCGCATGATCTTGTAAAACTGGAACCTCCGGCGTTCCAGAAGCTTGGCCAAGCCCCTGCTTTTGACCCCCTCAATTCCGGCCGCTTCCAGCTTTGCGGCCACCCTGGATGTGGTGGTTTCGTCCTTGCCGACCAGGAAATCCTCGATGAAGACCTCGGCATCGGTCTTGCTCATCTCGATGACCTGGCGCTTGGCTTCAGTGCCGGGGGCCCGTCCGTCCGGGTCGAACTCGTGGTGCATCTGGATCTCCTGAAGGAGCCACCGACGCAGGCCCGGGACGCTCGTGCGGCAGATGTCGAACAGGCTGTCGAAGTAGCCCTCGGCCGCCAGGGCTTGGGCCTCGTCGCCTGTCAGGGCGCAATGGAGGAAGAAGAACCTCCGGTCGCCCTCGTTGATCGGCATCCCGTCCGGGTGGTTGGACAGCAGCAGGTAGTTGGTGAAGTTCGGGGCTCGGTAGCTGTCCTTGCCCTTGCGGTGGACGTCGATCGTGTTGTTGGCGATCGGTGCCTTGAGCTTCTCCTCGGTCTCGAACAGGTGCCCGGCCTGGTAGACCTCCTCGACGACCACCAGCGCGAAGCCGGTGGACCAGCCGTTGAAAGGGGACTGGATCGTGGACCCGGCCAGCACACGTGTGTTGGACTCGCCCATCACCATCCCCAGCAGCTCGCCGATGAAGGTCTTCCCGGTGCCCTGCGGCCCGTAGAGGTAGGGCGCCCACCTGATCTTGCGCCCGGGGTGCCTCACGTTGTGCGCCATCCAGGACAGAAGGATCTCCCGCTCGCGCTTGTCGGGGAAGAGCCTCTCGAGGTGGGCCAGGACCATCCGGACGGCGGGCTCCCCACCTGGGCCAGCCGAGGGCACGGTGTCCTCCCGGTACTCGTTCGCCCAGGTCACCCCGAGCATGTTGAAGACCTCGCCCTGGCCGGGCGCGTAGAGGGACTGCTTGACCTCCTGGATGCGCCAGACGTTGATCGCGTAGTCGGACGCGCTCTCTCGGTGGACCCCGTCCTGGGCCAGGGGCATCTGGTGGCTGTTGATCGCGTCGAACCCCCGGCCGGTGACCGTGGTCTTGCTGTCGAGGTTGAAGAACCGATCGCTGTCCGTGACGTAGACCCACCTGGACAGCCAGTCCGGTCCCGACGCTCCGGAGGAGCTAGGGGCCGCAACAGGCCGCAGCAGGCGGCGGACGTCCTCCCGCTTCTGGGGTGAGCCCAGGTCCTTGAACCTCTCCTGCACGGACACAGTCAGCGCGCCGTTGCGGTCGGTGTCGTCGACGGTGTTGTCTTTTTGCAACACGTCCCGGATGTAGTCCTTGAGCGCCTCAACGTCCCCGCACTTCAGGACGCCGGCCTTCAGCGTGTCGAGGTGCTGGACACGCTTGACGCGTTCGGCCGCCTCGCGCGCGGTTGACGTTTCATGCAGCAGCGAACCGAGTGTGACTCCACCTGGGCGGGTGGAGTCGAACGTGTCCCATCTCTGGTCGCACACACCCTCGACCCACTTGCCGCTGCCCTGGGACCACTCGTCCCACAGCGCCAGCCCGTCGCCGCTGCCCTGGAACTGGTGGTGCAGGGCCTGCCCGACCTTGATCCAGTCGGCGTAGCCTTCCGGGTCGAGGTGGGTGAGGACCTCGTCCTTGACCCGCTCGATCGTCCAGTCGTCGAGAGGCCCGCGGCGGCCGGCCCACGCGGCGAAGGCTGCGAACTCGTCGTCATCGTCTGGCGATGGCCCGGCGGACACTCGCTCGTCGAACTGCTCGCGGACGAACCGTGCGAGCTGCTCGGTCTGGTCCTGCTCGAGATCGCACCTCAGTGCGTGGCCGGTGATCGCGAAGTAGCGCCCGTGGCTGTACATCTCGACGCCCGAGTCGTGGTCGGCGCGCGAGCGGTCCAGCCGGCCCCTGATGAGGCCCTTGACACCGGACCCGGAGGGGCTGACCTCCCAGTAGCCGGCGATGCTGTCGACACAGCCCCGGGCCAGGCCGTCGAGGACACCGTCGAGCACGTGGTCGTCGAGGTCGATCCCGACGATCCCGTCGTCCCCCGTGATGATGAACCCCAGCCCGTCGTAGTCGCCCATCAGGTAGGCGTCAGCGGCCTCGTCGAATGTGGACCAGGTCGAGGGGTTGGTGGAGCTGGCGTTCCCGCTGCCGTTGGCGCGCTTGGGTTTCTTGCGCCACGTCCCGGCCTCAAGCTCGTAGCGCCAGCAGATCCACCTCGGGGTGCTGCGCAGTTCGGAGGGGATGGTGTCAACCCGGATGGGGATGACCGCTGGTCTTGGAGGTGTGTTTTGTTGCATGAGGTTGGCGTGGAGACAGCTGCGCCAGGTGAGGGGCCCCGAAGCGCCAACCCCTTCCCCGTCGTCTACGGAGTGGAGCCCCTCACCTGGCACAAGACGAACTGACGATGACTTGGGTTGGCTATTCTGATTGTCGCCGGGACAGCCTGGCTGTCAAATTCGACGACGTCTATCAACCTGCGGCGGCCGATTGCCTCAGGCTATGCCCTTCTGTGCGATGAGCTGCTTGGCCGCGCGGACGACGGCCTCCAGCTCGAGCAGGTCCAGGCGGATCTCGCCAGGCTTGCTGTCGTCGTTGGTCTGACGCAGGACGATGAACGCGCCCCCGCCCTCGTCCTCGAGACGGACGTAGGTGTTGCCCTCGCCGAAGACAGGGTTCTTGCCGGCCAGGTGGACGGACACTTCGAGTGTGGTTGTGGTGCAGGTCATGATGCGTGCCGGAGCAGCTCAGGCCCGGCGGAGTAAAGGGTCCGAAGACCGTTGCGGGAGGATGGGTCGTGTGTGCGCTGGCTGGCAAGGACCTGTCGGTTGAGGAGGACCCGGATCTTGAGTCGCAGACCTTCGGGGTCGCCTCCCCACTTCGCGGCCATGTCCTCGAGGGTCAGGCACTCGTCGGGGTTGCGGGCGAAGTACACCAGGACCGCCAGCGAGGTCGGGTTAAGCGCGGCCCCGCTCATCGCATCCACTCCGGTCGCTTGGGCAACGGCGCCCAGCCGAGGTAGCCCGGCTCTTTTTCGTACCCACCCATCTCAAAACCATCACGCACGGCCTTGGTGTTTTGCGATGTTGCGTAGACAGGCGGCTTTGCTGGAGGGTGTGGGTACTCAACCTCCTCCTCCGTCAGCCCTCGCCACTCGCGGCGGGGTGGGTGGGTGAACATGGGCGGGTTTTCAATCAACACATGGCGAACCGCAGGAAGGATCGAACTGAATTCACGGATCGCCTCAAAAAGCCTGTTTGAAAACTGCTCGGGCGTTTCAACAAAAGGCCATCGTTTTACCGGCTCCTGCTCCGGCTGCTCAACTTGTAAGGATTCCTTACCAGTTGCCTGTTCCGGCGCTTCTAGCGCAGTGCCCAAAGCTTCCATTGCCTCACATAAACGCTTCATTCCTTGCTGGTCTTGCCACGCCTCCAGCGCCTGCTGGGCGGCTTGCTTCAGGTCAGTCATCTTCGTCCTCCCGTTCAATCGGCACCTCGACCAGCGGCTTCCCGCAGTAGCAGCAGTGCGTCATGTGGTTGTCTGTTGGAGTGCCGTCCTCCAGCACGAAGTAGCGCCGATTGCAACTCGCCATGTAGGTGCCAGAGTCCTCGTCGCCGTCTTGCAGCCAGCGGCATTCGGTGGGCTGCGCCAGCGCGGCCTTGAGGGCGGCTACCCGCATGTCAAACCAGTCTGATGTGTTCATGTGGTTTTGAACTTCTTCCAACGCCTCCAGCGCCTGACGCGCAGCGTCTCTCAAGTCAGTCATGCTTCACTCCTTGCGCCGTACTCGTGCCAATGCCGCTCACAGATCATCCCGAATGCCGTGCTGCCATCTCTTTCCCAATACGCAGGGACGCCGCCGTGTTGCGACGGGCAGCCGCATGACAGAGTGAAGCGTTGGGTGTGGTTGGGCTTCCCACCGGAGTAGGTCTTGACCCATGGCTCCTGCTCCGTCTGCCCCAGCGCGGCGCGGAGGGCATCAATGGCGGCACTGCGGGCCGCTGTCACAACGGCACCTTCGGGCTCGCACCATGTCAGCGCCTCCAGCGCCTGACGCGCAGCGTCTCTCAGGTCAGTCATACCGCACCCCCTGCCCAAGCGAACACGCTGTTGGCCACGCGTGGCAGGGCCCGCTTGGCGCGGCGCCTGGCGCACTTCTGGGCGTTGTTGAACGCTCGTGGCTTGCGGGCATCAGGCCCGTCGCCGAGCGCGTAGACCGCCCGCAAGTACGTCTTGCCGACGTTGGTCTGGCGGGTCCAGGACACGATCCGCACCTGCTTCTTGGCCGCCCGGCGCATCGTGCTGAGCACGGCCGACACCTCCTGGTGGGTGCTGCCCGGGAAGAACTCCGCGACCTCGTGGCTCAGCAGCGGGCCCACGGTCGCGAGCACGTCGCGCACGCCTGCGTGTGTGACTTTCATGACCACCTCGTCACAACGTCAGCCATCAGCGAGCGGCAGTCCTCGGCCGTCTGCGTGGCGTTGCCGCCGTGCTTCAGGAAATTGCGCAGCTTCTGGTCCACGTCCCACAGGAGGCGGTGCATCTCGGCCGCGGCCAGGGCCATCTCGGCCTGCTGCGGGTCGTCGAACTCGATCGTGACTTTCATTGCATTCCTTGCTTGGCCCAGGCCATGTAAGTGTCGTAGTCGTGGAAGATCCGGCCCTCCCGGTGGACGCACCCGTCGGGCGCCCAGATCGTCGCGTCCTTGATCGGCACGGCGCCGCGCATGGTGACGATCAGCTCCGGGCCGTGTTCGCCGACCAGGAACCCGAACGCCGGGCACGGCAGGATGTCGACGAGCTGGTTCTTCTCGCCGTACTGGTGGATGAGGATGCTGTACGAGTGGTCGTCCGTACGCATCAGGAAGAGCTGTTGCTGTTCTGGCATGTGAGCCTCGCTGTCGTTTGTGACGTTCGCAATGTATGAGAAAACGAAACGACCGGCACATTCCCGACAGCTTTACTTGGGCATTAGTTCCTGTACTCTGTTGCAAATGACAGGCAAGGTTGCGCTCTGTTCAACATTCCGCCCGGGAGAGGTAGGTGGCATCACAGCTGTGGCAACGACTGCGAGCGGCGCGCAAGTTCGCCGACATGACCCAGGCCCAGCTGGCCGCGGTCTGCAACGTGACCAGGTCTGGCTACGCGTTCTTCGAGAGCAGCGACGACAACGCCAGGACCAGGCCCAACACCGACCAGATCATGGCCATCTCGAAGCTGACCAAGGTCCCGATCGAGTGGCTCCTCAACGACACATCTGACCCGGGCGACGTCTGGAAAATCGGCGTTGTCAACGGTTTCGCCGCAAAGCCGATCGCTCCCGTGAGCGCGCACGACTGCCCGATCAAGCGCCCCGACAGGCGGGACGAGACCTTCTGGCGGGCGGTCGAGTACCACGTCACAATGCAGGACCCCCACCGGGCCGAGGCCTTCGAGGCGTCCGTGCCCGTGGACTCGATCGAGCTGAAGATCCGATACCAGTACGAGCGCGTGCTGTGCTGCTTTTGCAGCGCGTCGGACCCCCAGATGTTGACCCTCTTCATGGGGCGCTTGCTCCTGTATGAGCGCGCCCTGCAGCGGACGATGCACAAGCACCTCGTTGTGTGGCCCCGGGACGGGCACGAGCACGACCTGACCAGCTTCATCGAGGCGGCCCAGAAGGGATTCGGCATCTCGATCCAGGTGGTGCATGCGGCCGACGAGGCCGCGGCCTACCTCCTGTCCCAGAAATAACCCTTTGTTTGCGTCAGGTATCGGAGGATACTTGCGCGCCCATGTTGGACAGATATACTTGCGGCCACGCTGAAGTAAGACAGCGTGACTGTTCAACGCAAGAAAGGAGGACCGAGTGTCCAAGCAGTTGAGGATAGGCGCGACGGTCTTGTACCGCACGCCGCGCGGTGGCCAGGAGGGTATCGGCAAGATCGTCGACGTCCACCAGACCGAGCGTGGCCTGTGGTACGAGGTCAAGGACCGCAACACCGGCGCGGTCGTGCGCCTGCGTGTCAGCTCGATGGAGCTGGCATGAAGCCGGCGGCGCACTTCCTTCCAGGCAAGGCGGTGCGCCGCGCTTGGCCTTTCCCGGTGTCGGTCGACACCAAAGGCAACGCCACCTGCACGTTGCCGCCCAAGCAACCCAAGCGCGAGCTGGCCAAGCTGCCTGACGCGCTCTTCTGAAAACCACCATGTTCACCATCACCATTCAAAAGCCCACCGGCGAGGAGGCGATCGCCGAATTGCTCCGCGTGGCAGCGTTCTACATCAAGTTCGAGGACGCCAGTGCCCAAGGGGTTGGGAGTATCCCGGCCGACGCCCAAGGGGTTGCCAGTGAGGCGGCCGAGGCACCGGCGCCCTCACCCCGCAAGTCGCGTGCGAAGAAGGAAGAGGCCCCCGCCGCGGAGGCACCTGCACCTGAGCCCGCCCCGGCACCCGAGCCTGCCCCGGCCCCTGCACCTGCAGCGCTGGACGGCGAGGCCCTGCGGGTCAAGATCCGCACGGTCCTGACGCCCCTGATGAAGGGCGAGAAGGCGGGCGCCGCCCGGGCCCTGATCAAGACCTATGGCGACAGCATCACTGCCATTGCCGATGACAAGTTGCCAGCCCTGCTGGCAGAAGCGGAGGCCCTGTGAGCGACAACCTGACCCCTCAAGTCCTGATCATTCTGCAGGACAACCCCCAGACCGGCGAGCTGGACGTCGGAGGCGTGCAGCGCCCCACCGAGTTCAATTCGAAGAGCCCGGCCCACGTGGTGGGCAAGTTCATCGCCGAGAACCTGAACCAGATCGTGATGGCCGCGGCGCACGCCAGCCGCGCCAACGCGCCGGACGTGGGCGAGTCGATCATCGGCCCGGACCGCGAGCGCACGATCGTCCTGCCGGGGGCCGAATGAGAACCGCCATGCTGCGCCGAGCACGCGCGCTGTGGAACAGCCCCACGGCCTCGCGCGAGACCAACCGCTGCAACCAGCTGAAGTGGGCCAGGGCCGTCGCCAGGCTGGGCGACAAGTGGCTGCTGGCCACGCCCGTGGAGCGGCGGTCGTGCTGACGCCCGAAGAGCAAGAGCGCCTGGCCTACATCCAGGGTGACCTGGCCAAGGCCGAATTGCTGCAGGCGCTCCTCGACGCCGAACAGTGTCTCGAAAGAGCTTTCGACGGCAACTCCGATGCGTACCACAACGGGTGGGACGACGGCCACGAAGTCGGCCTGGAGGAAGGCAAGAACGCAGTCGAGCACGAAGGGAGCACATGTGACTGAAGAGCAACGCAAGCACGCCAAGCTGTCGGCCAGCGGCTTCAAGAAGTGGGCGACTTGCACGATGTCACCCTGGCTCGAGAAGGACATCGAGGACGAGGACAGCGACTTCAGCCGCGAGGGCACCTGCGCGCACGGGGTGGCCGAGCTGCGCCTGAGCAAGTGGCTGAACCTGAACTTGAACCAGGAAGGCAAGAACGCAGTCGAGCACGAAGGGAGCACATGTGACTGAAGAACCCATGGAGTCCAGCGTCGACGGGTACGACGAGTTCTTCAACGCCGAGTTCAGCGCCTACGTGCAGGACTTCGTTGACTACTGCATCGGCCGCATCGAGCAGGCGCGCAAGGAGCACGGGCCCGCCAACGTGGCCGTCCTGCTCGAGCAGCGCCTGGACTTCAGCGAGTGGGTCCCCGAGGGGTTCGGCACCGGAGACGTCGTGATCATCACGCCGGGCAAGGTGATCGTGATCGACCTCAAGTTCGGCAAGGGGATCCGGGTCGAGGGCAAGGGCAACGGGCAGCTGCGGCTGTACGGCCTGGGCGCGTACAACATGTACCACCTGCTGTACGACTTCAACGAGGTCGAGGTGGTCATCCACCAGCCGCGCCTGGAGAACGTGGGCGGCGACACCCTGCCTGTCCAGGGCCCCGACGGGATCCTGGAGTGGGCCGAGCAGGTCGTGCGGCCGCGTGCTGCGATTGCATGGGAAGGCCTGCACGGGGACTTCACCAGGGCGCGCTTCGCGCCGGGTGAGCACTGCTCGCAGGCGTTCTGCAAGGCGCGGTTCACGTGCTCGGCGCGTGCCCGCTACATGCTGGAGCTGGCCGAGCAGCCGTTCAGCCTGGACGAGCCAGACACGCTGACCGTCGAGCAGCTCGAGTCGGTGGTGGACAAGGCCGACCTGGCGGTGAAGTGGGCGAGCGACTGCAAGTCGTACCTCCTCAAGCAGGCCAACGACGGCAAGGTCCAGCTGCAGCGCTACGAGCTGGTCGAGGGCCGAAGCAACCGCGTCATCAAGGACCCGGTGCAGGCCGCGCACGTGCTGATCCACAACGGGTTCAAGGCCGGGGACATCTACAAGGACCCCGAGCTGGCCAACCTGACCTCGCTGGAAAAGCTGGTCGGCGCCAAGAAGTTGAGTGAATTGCTCGGGGATCTGTTGCACAAGCCGACAGGTAAACCGACACTCGCCCCACGCGGGTCTGGCAAGACAGCTGTCGAGCCACGTTCATCGACGACAGCCACGCAAGCATTTGGTGACCTGGACTGACAGTTCACCGAACCGCGCCCGGCGGAACCGGGCAACTGAAACTGAAAGAAGCAAATGGCAGCAGAGAAACCGAAAGCAACCAATGTTCTGTTGGGTCGTGAGAAGGGCAAGCCCGTGCGGTTTTCCCACCTCCACGTGTTCAAGCCTCACCTGAACACCGAGAGCAACAAGGAGGAGTTCAGCGTCCAGCTGTGGATCCCGAAGGAGAACAAGGTCGATCACCAGGCGGCGGTCGATGCGTTCGAGGAGCAGAAGGCCCTGTACACCAAGCACGAGGGCAAGCCTGGTCCTGAGTTCCACAACCCGATCAAGGACGGGGACAAGATCACTGACAAGAAGGGCAACGCCAAGCCGGTGCCTGGCATGTGGGTGATCAGCGCCAAGACCGCGGCCTACGAGCAGGACGGCACGGCGGTGGATCCCCCGCAGGTGGCGGGCACCGAGCGCGACGAGAAGGGCGAGCTGAAGCTGCTCACCTCGGCTCAGGTCAAGAGCGGCGACTGGGGCCGCGCGTCCATCAACTTCAAGTTCTTCCCGAAGGGCAAGGGCGGAGTGGGCGTGTACCTCAACAGCCTGCAGAAGACCAAGGACGGCGAGGCCCTGGGTGGCGGACGTCGCAGCGCAGCGGCTGAGTTCGCTGACTTCGAGGACGACGAGGACCTCCTCGGCTGATGTGCAACTACGCCCTGGTAGCGCTGCTGGTTCTGTGCGGCTTCGCTATCGGGGTGTACGCCGGCTTCCTTGTGGGCCGGCATTTTCAGAAAGCGATCACATGAACATCCAGTTGAATCTGACCCTTGACGTGGTCAACACCCTTCTGACCGCCCTGGGTCAGCTCCAGGGCGCCGCGCAAAACGCGGTAACCGCCATCCAGCAGCAGGCCCAGGCCCAGCTGCAGCCGCCCGCTCCTGAAGAGGAAAAGGCCGGCGGCACCGACTGATTGAGTTCTTTCCCCGGCGGCCACCATCGCCGGGGCTTTTTTGGTGAGGGCCGACCCTCACCAAAGAAGAGGGCCGACGCAACTCCAGGCGCCCCTGACCAGGGTGTCGCACAGGCCCACCATGCTAACCGCCTCTACCCGGGAAATCATCAAGGGGCGGCATGCACAAACCGTGGCGTTGGGGAAAGAAGTAACGCGGAATGGTGGGCAACCGGTCACTGAACACAATGAGAAACAACGGCTGAAATGAGCAACACAGAAACTTGGAAAGACGTCTCGGGGTACGAAGGTCGTTACCAGGTCAGCGACCAGGGCCGTGTTCGTTCTCTGCTGACCGGGAAAGTTCTGTCCCTTGCCAGGCCGAGGGCCAACATGCGGTACATGACTATTTCGCTGGGGTCCCGAAACAACCGCAAGACGTTCTTGGTTCACAGGCTCGTTGCCGTGTGCTTCCTTGCGCAGCCGGAAGGATCGACCGAGGTCAACCACAAGAATGGCAATCGTGAAGACAACCGTGCTGAAAATCTAGAGTGGTGCACTCGGAAGGAGAACGTCAAGCACGCCCGCGATGTATTGCTCCGCAAGGGGTACGAGGGGAAGCGCATCCGCGCGGTGTTCGCTTCGGGGGAGAGCAGGACATGGCCGAACCAGCTTGCTGCGGAGGTGGAGCTGCGGGGCCGCGGCACAGGCATCGTGTCCTGGGCAATTAGGCTTGGCCGCCAGGCGCTTGGTGCGTCTTGGTCTCGGGTCTGATCATGTCCAGCGCCTGGTCTTTGGATTTTGAAACGCGCAGTGCCGCCGACATCAAGCTCGGTGTGGAGCGCTACTCGAAGGATCCCGAGTGTGAAGTGCTCATGCTGGCGTTCCGCGCGCCGGACATGGCGGAGCCGTTCGTGTGGCATCGAGGCCCGCATCTCAACGAGCACGACCCCGAGCGGGACGCCATGCTGCAGCGGCTGCTCGAACACGTTGCCTCGGGCGGCCACATCCGTGCGTGGAATGCAGGCGGCTTTGAATACAACATTTGGGCCAACGTCTGCGTGCCCAAGTACGGCTGGCCGCCGCTGAAGCTGGAGCAGTGCATCGACACGATGGCGCAGGCCGCGGCGCAGAACCTGCCCCAGGCGCTCGGCCGGTGCGCCGTGGCGGTGGGCCTGCCCTCCGACAAGCAGAAGGACACCCGCGGCAAGTACCTGATCCAGCGCCTGTGCGTGCCTCACCCGCCCACGAAGACACGTTCGAGCAAGTGGGTCGAGGACCCGGAGCTGTTCAACGAGATGGTGGCGTATTGCGCCCAGGACGTGATCGTCGAGGAGGCGATCGCCAGGAAGCTGCGCCCGCTGTCGCCTTTCGAGCAGGACGTCTGGATCGCCACGCAGCGGGTCAACCTGCGCGGGGTGCCCGTTGCCCTGGACGAGGCACGCAACATCCACGAGGTGGTGGAGCTGGAGAAGGAGCGCCTGAACCGGGAGCTGCGAGCGGTCACCGGCCGGCGCGTGCTCAAGGCCACCGACAGGCATGGCCTGCTGGAGTGGGTCAACGCTCAGGGACTGACCGAGCCGGTGGAGTTTGCGGAGCCGGTGGACAGCGACGATGACCGGCTGGAGGACCTTCGCAGCGACACGGTCGAGGCCACGCTCAAGCGCGACGACCTGCCGCCGCACGTGCGCCGCGCGCTCGAGATCCGCGCTGCGGTGGTTCAGACCAGCACGGCCAAGTACGCCAAGCTGCTGAAGATCACGGCGGACGACGGCACAATCAAGAACATGTTCGTGTACCACGGCGCGGGCACCGGCCGGTGGGCCAGCCGCGGCGGGTTCAACGTGCAGAACATCACCCGGCCCACGCTCCTGGTCGACGAGAAGAAGGGCCTGGACGACATCGCCAACGCCCACGAGATCCTGGGCTCAGGCAAGCACACCGAGGCCCTGCTGTTGTGGGGCGACCGGACGATGGACGCGGCGGTGAGCTGTCTCAGAGGGGTCCTGAAGGCCCCCGAGGGGTACGAGTTCATCGACGCGGACTACAGCTCGGTGGAGAACCGGGTCGGCGTGTGGCTGGCCGGGCAGCAGGACAAGGTGGACATGTTCGCCAAGGGCCTGGACGAGTACAAGGTCTTCGCCAGCAAGAGCCTGTACCGGGTGCCCTACGAACAGGTCACGAAGGACATGCGCCAGATGAGCAAGAGCGCCGTGCTGGGCTGCCTGTTCGGCCAGGGCGCGCAGGGCCTGATCGACTACGCGAAGGGCTACGGCGTCACGCTCACGCCCGAGCGCAGCAAGGAAGTGGTGGACGCCTACCGCGCCGAGTACGCGCAGGTGCGTGCGCTCTGGTACGCGTGCGGCGACGCGGCCATCAACGCGGTGCGCAGCCCGGGCCAGTGGTTCGAGGCGGGCGACAAGCTCGAGCTGATCTGCCACCGCAACTTCCTGTGGATGAAGCTGCCCAGCGGGCGGCTGATCTCCTGGTCCCGGCCTGAGGTCGAGATCCAGGACGCGCCTTGGAACGAGAAGGTCATTGACCCAGAGACCGGAGAGGTCACCGAGATCAGGGCGCGCAAGCCGGTGGTGACGGTGGAGTCGATCGACACATACACGCGCCAGTTCTGCCGGCACAAGCTGATCGGCAGCAGCATCTTCCAGAGCGCGGTCCAGGGCACGGCCCGGGACATCATTGCCCAGGGAATGATGAACGTGGAGGCCGCCGGCTACCCGGTGGTGCTGATGGCCCACGACGAGCTGATGGCCCTGGTGCCCGAGGGCACGAAGGACCCAGAGGAGTTCGGCCGGTTGATGTGTCAGCCAGCCGAGTGGTTCAAGGATTTGCCGCTGAGCTACGAGGCCTGGCGGGGAAAGCGATTCAAGAAATGAGCGACAAGAAGTTCGCGTGGGGCGGCAAGACGTACGCGTTTGTTCCGTCTCCGTTCGGCAAGTATTGCCAGGGTTGCGCGTTCCAAGAGGATGACGAAGCCTGCGAAAAAGCATCGGACCATGTGCATGGGGTCGATTGTCCCGTCGGCAGTATTTGGGTCGAGGCCGCGCCGCAAGGTACCGCCCTAGCTGACGCGTCGGGCAGCAAGCCGACCAATCCCAAAGACGCGATCGGCATCCGCAAGGCGCCGCTGTCCACGCTGCCGATGGGCGTCGTCGCGGAGATGGGCGCGGCCATGCTCGAGGGCGCGGCCAAGTACGGCCGGCACAACTACCGAGGCGTGGGCGTGCGCGCCAGCGTCTACTTCGACGCCACGATGCGCCACCTCATCAGCTGGTGGGAGGGTGAGGACACCGACCCCGACAGCGGGCTGAGCCACGTCACCAAGGCGCTGGTGAGCCTGGCCGTGCTGCGCGACGCAATGATGCAGAGCAAGTGCGAGGACGACCGCCCGCCCCGCTCGGCCCTGTTCTACCCGGAGCTGAACGATCGTTGCTCGGCCGTGCTGGACAGGCACGCTGACAAGAACCCCAAGCACTGGACAATCAAGGACACCGCATGAGCTTCGTCTGCCCCCTGCCGCCTGAGAAGGTCCTCGTGCGCGCTGAGTACCTCTACGACCACGACCCGGCCCGGGTCGGTCAGCTCATCGACGGAGTCTGGGTCAGCGTGAAGTCCATCCGCGGCCAGGCCTTCCGCTTCGAGACCTACCTGCCTGCGTTCGGCGCGCTGTACGACAAGCTCCCGCTGAGCGCGTTCGTGTGGCCCAACGGTCTTCTTGTCGAAGACAGGATGCTCCCGCTGGACGTCCTGCAGATATGGGACTGCATGTCGTATCACGTCGAGGTGATCGACAAGCCCTTCCTCAAGGGCCTGCGCGCTGAGTTCTTCGGCAAGGACAAGAAGCTCCACAGCGGCGAGTACATGCTCACCATCGACAGCTGCAACCCCGACCCGCGGATCCCCGACTTCGGGTTCAGCGAGACACCGGAGGAGCACAAGTCGTTCAACCTGCTGCGCCTGGACAACGGCCAGTTCGCCCTGCAGCCGAACAACCGCTGCAGGTTCTTCGACCCGGCGATCACCCACAGCGAGCTGCGCATGCCCGACTTCAAGGTCTGCACGCAGACCTACCGGGTGGAGAACACCGCGAAGTGGCGCTTGGGCGACACGTCGACCGTGACCTACGACGAGCGGGGTGAGGCGTGACCACGCTCACCGCCCTCGGCCTGGCGAGCCTGGCCTTCACGGCATGGTTCACCTGGCGCAGCTACCACGCCGGGGCCAACCCACGCGCGGCCATCATCGAGGCCTGGGTCAACATCGGCATCGGGTTCGGGATCAACTTCCTGGCCAACCTCCTGATCCTCCCGCTCATCGACGCGCACTTCACCCTGGCCCAGAACTTCTGGATGGGGTGGATCTACACGTCGGTCAGCATCCTTCGCCAGTACGCCATCAGGCGCTGGTTCCAACAGCGGCTGCACGCGGCCGCACTTCGACTCGCAGGTGAGACATGAGCCTCGAAATTGTTCTGTCGTTGACAGCGTCCGCTGGCTGGGTGGCCACGTCCTACTTCTACTGGCGGGCGTGCAAGCGCCTGGACGACGCGGAGAAGTGGTTTCGCAGGGAAGCCGAAGCACACGAGCGCACGCGCCAGGCTTTGCGCGAAGCGGTGGCCCGCCTGCGGCGCGAGAACCGTGACCGCTACCTCGGATTGATCGAAGAGCAGCGGAGCGCCTGATGAGCCAGTGGGAGGAGATGCTCGACGAGTACGCCCTCCACCCGGAGGCCATCGCCTGGTATCAGCCGCGCCACCTCCGGCTGACCCTGGCCGAGCAGTTCGAGGCCGTGCAGGAGTGCGTCAAGCGTGGCTACCTCGAGTGGGCCGGGGTCGTGCGCAAGGAGTGGAAGGACACCTTATACCGCATCACCCCGCAAGGGCGCGCGTACTGGCAGGAGAACGTCAAGGGCCGGCGCAAGCGCCCCACCGCTGCGTCGCCCGTGCCACGGTGGACCCAGGGCCAGCTGGCCGCGGCGCAGTCCCCGGTCAGCGTGTTTGACCTGCCACGCGCGCCCTGGCGGTGGAACAAGCGGATCGAACAGTACAAGGAGTTCGGTGAATGCGAGAAGAGCTGACCCTGCTGGGGATCGAGGAGCTGGCGGCCGTGCTGCACCGGTCGCCCAAGACCATCAGGTCCGATGTGACTCGGCGCCCCGAGACCCTCCCACCCCGAGTGCGCGTGCCCGGGGGGCGGAAGGTCTTGTGGCGCGCACAAGACGTGGCGGCTTGGCTGGAAAGGAACGTCGAGCGATGAGCTGGAACAACGTCCTGCCTTGGTGGTACTACGCGGTCAACTACGAGCACTTCGAGGCGATGTGCTGCTGCGCGTTCCCTGAGGAGCTGCTCGCCGGCTGGACTCGGTCTGTGCCGGAGAGCGTTATTCGCTTGGCCCAGGATGAACAGCTATGACAGCAAAACCCCCACTTTTGTCCACATTGATGTGCAATTTGTCAGCCCAGTCGAGCGGCCAGGTCAGTAGCGTCGGCGTGGTAGTACCGCTTGAGGGACTGCAGGCTGCGGTGCCCGGTGAACGCGGCCAGCTCGAGTACGTTGTGGAACACCTTGCTGGCCCGCGTAGCAGCCGTGTGGCGGGCGTCGTGGAAACGCAGCCCGTCGAGCCCGGCCTTTGCGCGCAGCTGGCGGAACCGCAGGCCGAGGACCTCCTTGCCGACGGGGAAGACGAGGTCTTCGCCGGACTTTCCCTCGAGCAGCAGATGGAGTATTTCGGCTGCTTTCGTTGACAGCGGCACCCGCCTGCTGTCCCCGTTCTTGGTCTCGTCCAGCAGCAGGTAGCGCTGGTCCAGGTGGACGTTGCGCGCCTCGATCGAGCAGATTTCGCCCAGGCGCATGGCCGACTCGATGGCCAGCTCGAGCGCCGGGATGACGAACGTGTAGGACGACTCGGCCCTGCGGTCCTCAGCGGCCGCGGCATCGCGCATTTTCTGCAGCGCCTCGGCGGTCCACACCTGACCGCGACCACGGCTGTCGACCTTCGGCCGTGCAACCTGGTGGATCGGGTTGGCGGGCAGCCCGAGGCCCCACTTCTTGATGGCGATGCGGAAGATCCCGGACAGCAGGTTCAGGTCGCGGTTGACCGTGGCCGGGCTGCAGGTTTTCAGGCGCTCGTCGGCCCACGCGCGCAGGGTGGGGGTGAGGTTCTGGTCCAACCGGTGCTTGGCGAAGTCGGCCTTGAGCATGAACCCGATCCGCACGGTCTCCCAGCGGGCGCCCTTGCGTGCGGGGACTTCCTCCTTGAGGAACCTGGACAGGACCTCGGCGACAGTCATCCTGCGCAGCTCAGAGGTGTCGTGCTCGACGCCCCGGTCCAGCCGGGCCTCGGTCTCCCTGGCCCACTTCTCGGCGGCGGCCTTGGTCTTGAACGTCTTGCACTGGGACTTGTAGCCGGTGCGGCGGACCTGCGCCCGCCAGGTGTCGCCGCGCTTGTCGAAGGTGGCCATCAGATGCTCCTTGGTGGATACTTCGGAGCAGTGTGCCAAACGTGTGACAAGAAAGCAAGAACCCTAGTGTTTATGCGGGTCTTGAGGGGAGGTTCCAGTCGTCTTCTGGGCACCAACGGCCCCCTCTTGCAGGGGGCTTTTTCTTTCTAGATCAGTCACTTAGTTGAGCTGGGTGTAGCACCTGGTGGCACACTTTTGCAGTGGCGCTGTGACAACGACGTGCCACGCGCACGGTAACACGGGGCGCGTTACTGTGCCGTGGCCTGGGCCCGCTCGACCCGGTCGTTGAGCTGCTGCATCCTGCGCCGGATGCGCTCCTCGATGATCTTGATCGACTCGGGCGAGGCGTCCTTGGCCAGCAGCTCACGCTTTCGCCGGCGCAGCTCTGCCACCTCGCGCTCGACCGCTTTGGCGTACGGCACCAGCGCGGCCTCGGGGTTCTCCCGGCGGTACTCGGCGACCCCGCCTTCACGGTTGTCGATCCGCCCCTTGATCTCGTTCTTGTGCTCGTTGATCTCGGTGATGTTCTCGTAGAACCGGGTGGCCACCGCAGATTGCTCCTTGGTGTCGCCGTAAAACCGCCCGAGGATTGGCACCTTGTTGGTGGGCAGCTCCTCGCCTGTCACCTTGCTCTCGGCGAACTGCGATATCTTCAGTATCTCGCGGCCCACGCCACCAGTGACCTGACCAACCAGGTAGTCGAGCTGGTCGGGCGTCGGGCTGAACAGGCCTTGCGTGTACTTGGTGCCGCCGCTGGCCAGGTTCAGGTAGTAGCTCAGCTCCTTGTTGAGCCAGCTGGCTGTGTCCTTGGCCCGGGTGTAGCCGGGCGTCGGCTCGGTGCCGGACATGTCCTTCTTGGCGATCGGCTTGCCGGTCCAGTCCCTGTTCTCGCCCAGCGCCACCAGCGGGTCGGCGAAGGTCGGGGCGATCGTCTGCACGCTCCAGCCCGCGTTGCCGATCGGGTTGAACATCTCCAGGAACGCGCCGGTGATCTGGGCCACACGCTTGGTCGGCTTCTTCCAGCCGGAGAGCGCCCACTCGGTCAACACCCGGCTGGTGTTGGGGATCACGTTCAGGCCCAGCGGCATCGGGATGGTGATGTATTTGCCGTCACCGGTCGGGATGACGAGGTTGCGCTCCTTGATGAAGTCGGGGGGCTCGTCGTCCTTGAACCCGGCCGCGGCCAGGGCCAGGGCCTGGACCACGCCCAGCAGCAGGCCGCCGGCCATGATCTTCTTGCCGGTGGGCCCCTTCAGGGTTTCGTATAGCCGGGCCGTGCCCTGCACGCTGGCGTTGAAGAACGCGTACAGCGCGCCAGCCTGGACCCCGATCTCCCCCTTGCGGTTGAAGTTGACGGTCAGGTTCTTGGCGATCGACGCGGCCTGCTGATTGGACAGCCCCTTGTCCTTGGCGGCCTTGTAGGCGCTCAGGCGCACCGCGTTCTCGAGCGTCTCGTTGTAGTCGGAGAGCCAATTGAAGATGCCGCGCCCGAACTGCTTGAGCTTGCCCTCGTTGATCTGGTCGATCTCCGCCTGCAAAGACTTGGCGCGCTCCTCGCCAGTCTTGAACATGTCCCTGAAGCCGGTCTGCCCGCCCTCGTTCTGGAACTCCTCCCAGCGCTGGGCCCACACACCCTGGGCGGGGCCCTTGCCCGCGCGCCTGGAGCGCAGGTCGGCGTAGATCCCGGCGATGGCGGGGACGATCCCGGCCATCACTTCCGCTTTGCGGTCGGCGATCGGTGTGGTGTCCAGGTTGAACGCCACGCTTCCCGTGTCCCGGATCAGGTTGACCCCGCCGAAGATCGGGTTGTACTGGGTGTTGATCGCAGCGAAGTACCGGCTCACTGCCGCGGACATCGACATGATCTGGCCCAGCTGGTTGGGGTCCAGGTTCTTGATCGCGGTGGCCATGCGCTGTGCGCGCTCGTCCCTGTTGTTGAAGAACAGGTACTTGTCCTCGCCGTTGATCCGCACGGCCAGCACGTTGTCCGCGTTGCGCAGGGCCGTGTTTACACGCTGCATGGCCAGGCCAGTGCGCGGGTCGATGTAAGTCTCCTTGGGCTCCTGGATGATTTTCTGCACGTCCAGGGGGTTGATCCCCATGTTGACCAGCTCGGCCATCGTGCCGGTCACATCCTTAATGGCGTTGGGGTCGACCGGCAGCCAGAACTGCGTGTTCGGGTTCTGCACGGCCAGGCCGTAGAGCGAGGTGGCCACCCGGGTCTTCTCAGCCCGCACGATCGCGCGCTCGCGCTGCATGGCCAGGTTGGCCATGATGTCCACCACCTCCCTGCTGGAGCCGGTCGCGCGCTTGCTGGCGGGCCCGCGTACGCTGAAGCCTGAGCCAGAACCCATCCCGCCGGGCGAGACGAAATCGGCGTCCTCGCGGAACAGGGGCACGTAGCTCTTGTACGCCTTCTCCCACGAGTCGATGGTCTCGCGGGTCTCGAGGCCCGAGCGCACGAGCAGCTCGCGTGTCTCCTTGGAGATCGCGTCAGCGCGCTTGGCCAGGGCCTCGTAGACCTTGCGCTTGGCCGGGTCCAGGCCGCGGAGGTAGGCGCGTGCGTCCGCGGTGTCGATGCCTGAGCCACCGTCTGGGAACTTCGGGTTGACCTTGGCGATCTGGACGTTGCGCTCCTCGGCGTGCCTGTTGTGCAGGTACTCCTCGAAGTCGGCGATCGACACCTTGTTCAGGTTCATCGCCTGCAGCAGGGGCTTCAGCTCGTCCTCGAGGAAGTCTTTGGTCTGCTTGGCGGTGCGGCCGTGGTACAGCTCCTCCTGGAGGTAGGGGTTCCACTTGTCGGCCAGGGTCCCGAGCGCGGACTTGATGGTGTCGACCACCCGCTTGGTGTCGACCATCTTGTCCTGCAGCTTGTAGATGACCGAGTCCTTGGTGTAGCCCATCGCCAGCTTGCTGTCGGTGGGCGCGGTCCAGTTGGAGAGCACCTTCTGGTTGAAGATGTTGCGCTTCTCACTCAACCTCGCATCGCCCAAGATCGCATCGACGCCGTTCTCCACGAGGAAGGCCTTCATCTCGGCCATCCCCTTAATGGTGACCTCGCCCTCCCCCGTCTGGAACGTGTAGGTGCAGGTCTCAGCCATTGCCGAGTTCCTTGTCGATCATCAGCTGACCGGCGGCGTCGTCCTGAACGATCTTCAGCCTGGCCAGCAGGTCGCCGTACTCACCCACGCTCTTGCGCTGGATCTCGAGGAACTGCAGGAGGAACTGCTGGGTGATCACGCAGGTGGTGCCCCTGTACCAGTCCTGGTAGTCGTTCATCAGTTGCAGCTCGGTCTCGTAGCCCAGCTCGATCGCATCGACGATCCCACCCACGACCTCGGTGCAGGCCTCCAGCGCGGGCACCTTCGCGGTCGTGCCCCGGTCGTTCATGTAGTCCGCGATCCGCTGGTAGTGGGTCAGCTCGTCAGCGCTCTCGCCTGCGAAGAACTTCTGCGTGCCGAAGAACCCGAGCCTCTGCATCTGGTTGGACACGTGCTTGTACAAATGCGACGCGTACAGCTCCGAGTGAACGGCCTTGTTGAGCATCGCCTCGGTGGACTTGTCGAGCAGATTTGAGACAGGCATGTTGCTACCTTACTTGCAGTTGATTCTGATTGCGCCTTCGCTTTCCAGGCGCTCGAGGATGTCGTAGAACTGGTTGTCGATGCGCTTGATTGTCTCAGCCATCGGGTGGGCTTCGACTCTTTGCTGAGCGCGAATGAGCGCCAGCCCCCGGCCGCGCTCGAGGCCGTTGAAGATGGAGACAAGCTCGGAGCGTTTCTCGCTGGGCTTTACTTGCTGCCCGGCAGCTTGGCCAGCCCCTGCTCCAGGAGCCAGAGGTACGCCGACAGATCCTCGTCCGCCTGATCTTGCGCGCTTTCTGGCCGCGATGTCTGATCGGGCTTGTTCGATTGCTGCTCGGATTCGTTCATCTGAGATTCCTTTTTGCTTGGCCAGATTGACCGCGGCGTTCGCGTAGTCCGGCGCCTCGTCGTCCGAGTAACCATCTGACGAATCCTCAGCTGCACCAGCTGTATCGTACAAGGTCTTCTCGGGATACCACAACAGGGCCTGGAAGTCGGCCATGGTGAGGTCTGGGTTGTCTTTCTGCAGCTCGGTCAGAGCCTCCTTCGCGACAGCGCGCATCATGTCGCGCTGCTTCGACCCCTGGGGGCTTTCGATCTGGCCGTCCAGAGATCCGACGTAGGTCTTCGCCGCTTTGCGTAGCTCGTCCGCAACAGAGATGAAATCCTTCAGCTTGCCGCGGATCTCAGTCGTCAAGGCCTCGCGCTCGGGATTGGCAGGCATGACCTGGAACAGTTTCTTGCGAACCTCTTCGCTGGTCGTTGCGCTGACGATCCTCTTGGCCATCGCAACTGGATTGGTCTTGCTCAGAGGAGCGCCGATCGCTACTTCTACAGCGCGCTTGGCCTCCTTGTCTGTCTTGATCAAGTCGATCAATCCAGTGAACGCGTCCTTGTCGGCCCGGATCTTGGCCTGGTCGATGTCCACCAGGTTGCCCGTCAGCCGGCCCCAGGTCCGGACAAACCACCTGTCCATGGTCAGCTGGCCGAACTCCCCGAACAGGTTCATGAAGAACCCGTTGCCGATCTTGGGCCCGAGCACACCGGCGCCGTACACCAGGGTGTCCACGCCTTCGCCGCTGACTTTGCGCCCGAACGTGGCCAGGACCTGTCGATTGGGCTGGAGCGTCGTGGCGAAATTGCGTGTCTTGTCGTAGCCCCAAGCCGACATCAGCTTGTTGTACGTGGCCAGGCCTTCGTTGATCTTGCTCGCGGCCGTGCCTTCGCCAATGCCCTTGGTGGGCATGACCCGCTTGTCGACGTCAGGGCTGCTGTTCTTCCAGGACGTGTACGCACGCTCGGCCAGCTCAAAGTTCTTGTTGACCTTGATGCCGTTGCTCGTGACGGCCAGGGCCCAGATGAAAGCGAACTTGGACTTCTCGTCAGTCTTCAGTTCCGGGTGTACCGCTGAGACGACCTCGAGCGCAGTGGTCACCTTCTCGTCGTACCAGCCGATCGCGTTCGCGTTGGTGACAAGAGCGGCCCTGGCCTCCTTCAGGATTTGAGCGACGAGGTACTTGCGTACCTCGGCCGTGTCCTTCGACAGGCCCAGGCCGCCGAGTGCGGCGCGCACAGCGTTCTGGATGGCGATCTTGAAGTCGCGGTTGGTGCGCCACTTCTGGGACGTCGCGATCTTCTTGGCCGCCGAGATGTCGGACGCGGCAGCGGCCCGGGTTGGGTCGACTTCAGGCTCGGGCTTCGTGCGCTTGCCGCTCTCCTTGATCCCCTCTTCGGTCGCAGGCGCCATCAGGTCAACCGCCCGGCGGCCGTCCTGCATCAGGAAGTACTCGGGGTTGTACGGGCCCCAGTTGGCGGCCTGCGGGCCGAACAGCTCACCGGAGCCGTCGGGCATGCGCTGCACGATCGCTTCCTGGTTGAGCATCGTCGAGAGCTTGTCGCCCTCGTCCGCGCTCAGCGGCTTGTCGATTGCAACGACGGCCGTGGGCTCGGTGTCTGACGGCAGGACAACCAGGCTGTCCACCCGGCGCATGAGCTTGCGGATGGCCGAGCGTACGACGTCTTCCGTCAGGAGGCCACCGCCCTTGACTTCCTGCGTGCTCAGGCCGATGTTGAGCAGGATCCGCTTCTCGCTCTTGCGGATGTCGGGGTTCCCAGGGTCGTAGGTTCCCTGGTTGCCGGTGGCGGATTTGATCTGCTCGGGGTCCAGCACCATGACCTCAAAGAACGGGTCAAGGCGGCTCTGCTGGACGACGCCGTCATAGCCGGCTGCACGGATGGCATCGGCCACCTGAACGCCAGACAGATCGAACGGATCGCGCCCCTTAAAGATTTCGGGGTACTTGGCGGCGATAGCCTCAAGCGGTAGCCCATCGGACTGACGCACCACAAGTGGGTTCTTCAGGCTGACGTAGACGGGCATCACGCTGGCGCCATCGCCACGGCTATACATGCCGGTGTAGGCGGCGTCACCAGTCAGGTAGACGCCGGCCCCTGCCTTGCCTTCCTTCGAACGGCGGAATGTGCTGAAGTCGGCATTGGTGCCGTGGTACAGGACCAGCGGCCGGCCCCGCCCGTCGACCACCTTGCTATCACCAAACCACTTCTTGAACTCGGGGCTGTCGGGTACGCGCTTCGCGCTCGCGCGCACTTCCTCTTTCGGCTTCGTCTGCAGCGAGAAGAACCCACTGCCGGCGTCGACAACCTGCATGTCGTAGTTGGCCCAGGCCGGGTTGCCCTGCATGCGCTCCATCTTCTGCTCGAGCGCCGCCCGGTTCGGGCCGGAGGACTGCGTGGTCCACTCGGCGGGCTTGCTCTGCAGTGGCTCAACCCGTGAGCCAGCACGGATCGGCCCGGGCGGCAGTGCCTGCACGGGCACAGTGCGCTGGCCCAGCATGATGATCTGCCCGGGCTGCGTGCCCTCCATCCGGTCCAGGTAGCCGTCGAACCCAGCGTCCAGCACCTTGCTCTCGAACGCCGCCTGGCCGCCCTTGCGCAGGCCCAGCGGGTCGGCGTTGCTGTCGTAGATGTTGTTCAGCGTAGCGCGGTGGGGCACGCCGCCCACTCCGGACTCCGGCCGCACGCCTGTGCCCTTGTCGAAGTAGAAGCTGATCCGCTGCCTGCGGCGCTGGTCGTCGGCGTTGAGGTATTCCTCGCGGGCGCTTCCGCGCAGCCCGGTGCCAAACATGCTCGAGCTGAGCGTGCTGCGGGGCGACTGGCTGTAGTGGTAGGCCTCGAGGTTGTCGAGCCGGCCGCGCTGGTCGCTGGCCTTGATCTCGCCGGTGGTCTCGACCGCCGCCTCCTGCCGGCCGGCGGCTTCCTGCCTGATCAGCTCGGTGGCCTCGCCGCGCTTCTCCTGCGCGTAGCTCGCCAGGGCCTTGGTGACGGCGGCTTTCACCTCGCCCAGGTTGGCCACCATGCTGTCGGTGTCGAACCCGGTCATGCCCTTCAGGGCCTTGACCATCCGGTCCACCGCACGCACGACGCTCGCACCCAGGCGCATGGCCGAGCGCTGGCTGGCCTTGGTGTCCTTGCCCGATGCGAGGATCTCCCGGAACACGTCGCGCCAGAACTCGGTCTCGCGGAATCGGTTGCCGACCACGTCAGCGGTCAGCTCCTCCATGTCACCACGGATGCCGGCCACGTCCAGGTTCACGCCCTCGTTCAGCTTGATGACCTTCATCAACGCCGCATAGGCCTGCGGGTTGTCCGCCTTCAGCTGGTGCAACAGCTCATGCCCGAAGACGACCAGGTGGCTGATCTGGCTCTTGACGTTCAGGTGAATCGTCTTGCTGTCACCCGTGCGTACAAAGCCATCGGGGGCCATCTCGTTGTCGGACGAGAAGACAACCACCTTCTTGCCGAACATGCTCGCGATGAGCGAGACCATCCGGTGGGTTTGCTTTGATATCGTCCCGGAATCTGCTTTGCTTTGCGTCTGCAGCGTGGCCGGGTCGACGGTCGTGATGTTGCCGAGGCTGCTGACGGGGCGGCCCTGCTGCATAGCTTGCGCAGCGGAATTCGCATCAGGTGTGACTTCCGTTGCTTCAGATGCAACATTCGTTGCTTCAGAAGAAACGCGCTGCTCAGAGAACTTGAAGTCGCCCTCGCGCATGCGGCGCAATTGCAAGCGCTCGACGGCGCTCAGCGACGCTGGGTTCAACGCCGCGCGCTGCAGGATGTCGAACTGGGCCGGAGTCAGGATCTTGCGCGCCCCGTCCACGACGAGCTTCTCGTCCGCGGTACGCAGCGCCCCGGTCTTGCGCAGCACCCTGTCGATCAGGCCGACGTCGGGCGCTTCGGTGGTCTTCTGCTGGGGGAACAGGTTGGCCAGACTCTGACTGATCTGCTTGAGCAGCGTGTTCTTCTGCATCGCCGCGACGGCGTCGTCGCTGCGCTGCTCTCCCGTGCGGCGGTCCAGCTTGCCCGCCCGGGCGACACCACCCGCGGCCGGCGACCTGGTCTCGACAGCGACGGTCTCGAGAGGTCGCTCCGCACGGGGCTGCTCAATGCCCTGGGCGCGCTCGCCCTTACGGACGAGGGCATTCAGCCGGAGCTGCTGCCCGGCCGCGTCCTTGGCCTGCTGCTGCCCGTCGCCGAGCGCGTTGATGTTCTGAGCCAGGCCGCGCAGCGTGCGCAGCTGGTCGCCTCGCATTGGCGCGGAAACCACGCTGTCGTAGTTCTGCCCGCCGGGGTTCACCCGGTCCAGAAGCGCAGCCTCGAGCGGCGTGGCCTTGCCGCCCCGGGCTTCGACCGAACGCAGAACGTCGCTGTACGCCGCCTGATCGCCCGGGGTCAGCATGTCCAGCAGCTGGGCCCCGACAGCCTGACCGGTGTCGCGCACCTTCAGCGCTTGGATCATCGCCTCGGCGTCGCCGGGCGCCTTGGCCGCGGCGGCCTCCAGGCGCTGCCCGGCTTCAGCCTGGCTGACAGGCGCCGCGGCCGGTGCCGGCGCGGCGGACAGGTCGAGCGAAGGTTGCTGCGCGGTCTTGGAGATCGCGAACCTGCCCGGGGTGTTCGGGTGCGGAACGACTTGCAGGCCCAGCGCGTCGCCGCCCTCGTTGGCCGCCTGGTCGCGCAGAACCTTCAGGCGCCCGCGGGCGGTGCGCTCGTCCATCGGCGCCAGGTCCGCGTAGCCAGAGGCCTCGCCCTCGGCACGAGCGGGCAGGCGCTTCTCGAGGTTGGTCTGACGCTGCGCGTCGATGCTGCCCCGCTCGAACTCCGTCATCGCCCCTGGCTGAGCCGCGGGCGCGGAGGCAGACATCTGTTCCGCCTTGGCGCGCATCGCCTGGGCTTGCTCGCGCAGAGCCTGCGCCCGCTGCAGCACCGCCTCGGGCGCACGCGGGTTGGACTCGATCAGGCGGGCGGACTCCTCCATCCGCTGCGCGTCCAGGAGCATCTGCGCCGGGGGCTGCGCCTGGGCCGTGCCGTCTCGCTGTGCCAGCAGCTGGGCGTCCCGGTCCACGGCCGTGCGCGCGTTGGCCAAGCGAGCCTGGTCGGCCTGCGCCGTGGGCTCCTCGAACACGCTGGGCTGGGTGAGGACGCGGGTCTGACCAGGCTGCAGCCCAGGTGTGCCGGCTGAGGGCTCAGCGAACACGCTGGGCTGAGTGAGGATGCGGGTCTCGCCAGGCTGCAAACCGGGCGTGCCTGCGGTTCCCTCCAGGACGCCGGGCTGCGACAGAACGCGGCCTTGCCCCGGCTCGAGGCCCTGGGTGGAATCGGTGAGCGCCTGCTCGATCGTCGGGAAGTTGGTCGCCGGCTCGATGCCGAGCTGGGCGGCCACGGCCTTGGCGGCGGCCAGGCGCTTGTCCTGCATCAACTGCTGCATGGACGGCACGGAGGCCTCCGCAGCGTCGATGGCAGTGGACAGATCGGGCGCACTGACGACCTGAGCTATCGTCTCGGCAGCCGGCTGGCCGCCCAGGTAGACCTCGTCGCGCGCACGCTGGAGCTGGTCCAGGCTGCGGTCGAGCTGGGCGTCTGGGTTGGCCGGCGTGGGCGCGGGCGCGGGGGCCGCACGCTGCGGGCCCACGACGCCGCCAATGACACCGCCCGAGACGCCGCCCAGTGCAGCGCCCATCGTAGCCGCGCCACCGACACCCTGCATGGGGTCGATCGTGAGGTCGTACTGGGACGCCGCGCGCTGGCCCTCGTACTGGGTGATGCCTTCCTCAAAGCCCTCCTGCGTGGCTTCGGTCAGGCCGGTGCGCAGCGCGGCCGCTCTGCGGCTCGTCGCTTGCCCAATGATCTTGGCCGCGGGCGTGCCAGCGATCAGCTTCTCAGCGCCGAACGCGCCTGTCACCGCACCCACAATGGCTGGCAAGATCGAGCCGTCACGCGCAGCGGCCGTGGCCAGCTGCTCCTTGATCTGCTCCGGGGGCAGCGTGCCCTCCAGTGCCTTCCACTCGGGGGTGACCGCGAGCACCTCGTCCGGTGCGCGCATCACCAAGTCGTACGCGTTCCCCGCTGCGTCGCCGCCCGCGGCCGCGCCGCTGACAACCGCGCCCGCGCCCAGGCCCACGCGCGAGCCAACCTGCGCCCCTCGAGCGGCCGCCTCCGCAGCAGTGGCCCCGGCCGCGGCAGCACGCCCGGCGGCGAGGCCACCCGCAGCGCGAGCCGCTCCACCTACTGCCAGCCCTGGGCCCGCGAAAGAACCCAGCGCCTGGGCCGCGGCTAAGCCCGGCGACTCGAGCAGATATCGCCCGATGACGCCTGCCTCCTGTCCGAAGCCATCGGCCTGTTCGAGGCCCTGGCGCATGCGGGCTTTGGACTGCTTGGTGACGTCGCTTTGCGACTCCTCACCCTTGCGGACGAACTCCTCCACGCCCTTGGCAAACCTGTTGCCAGGCGACACGAACTCGCTGACCGCGCCCGCCGTGCCAGCGATGGCGTTGGCCGCCTCGATGACCCAGTCGTTGGCGACCGCTGCGATGTTGCGTGTCGGCGCGGGTTTCTCCCGCGCCCACTCAGGGACGGAGGACTCCTGCGCCCAGTCGGGGATGTTGCTCGCCATGCGTTGTCAGTTCAGCCCGCCGCGCATCACGCTCGGCGATTCGTTCCAAAGGCGCTCGGCCTCCATGCGCTCATCCAGCTTGCGCTGTGCGCGGGCGGCCAGCTCGGTCTTGGCTTGCTGCTGTCGGGCGTGGCCCTGAATCCCCGCGATCTGGCGCAGCTCTCGGTCACTCAAGCCGGCCACCTCAGACACAGGCGCCTCGGCCTTCGAGCCCAGAATGCGCTGGGCCGCCCCCGGGCCAAACTGGCTGTCGAATCTAGCGCTCACACCTGGGTTGGCCTTGAGGTAGTCGATGTCGGCCTGGGTTGGGGCCGGGGCCCCGTCCTTGGGCGCGGCGCCGGTGCTGTCGGGCCGGCGGCGTTGAGTGCGCTCGGTCTTGGTCACCGTGCCGTCGTCGCCGGTTTTCTCCGTGGTGACCTTCTCCGTGTCGTACTCACTGCCAGGCTTGATCACGCCACGCGTGATCAGCGACTGCGTGATCGCGGTCTTGCGCTCTGGTGTTGTCTTGGGGTCCTCGTACTCCTTGAGGAGATTCCCAACGGCCCGCTTCTCTTCAATGCTGAGTTGGGTCAAGGCCGCGCTCGCCCGCGCGGCAGACGACTCGGTGGCGGCTGCGATGTTGCGCAGCGCCTTGAGCACCTCGGGGTTATTGCCTTTTGCCAGCGTGTTTTCGCGCTCAACCTCGTTCTCGGCTTTCCTCACCGCCGTGGCACGGGCCACCTCGTTGGCCTGCTTGACCGGGGCGAGCGTTTGCTCCTTCTGCACTTCCACCGGGATCAGCTTGGTCGCCTGGTCCACCGCCGCGTCGGTGCGGACGCCCTGGAGCGACCTCTCGCGCGCCGTGTCGGCCTCGGTCTTCCTCGCAGCGTAGCCGCCGGGGCTGGTGTCGACCTCCCACAGGGCTCGGTTCTTGGACAGCTCGTCCGCGAATCGCAGCTTCTCCTGCTCGATCTCCTGCTGCACGCGCATCAGGTCCAGACGCTGGTTCTGCTTGATCTGCTCGTCTGCGATCTGGCCCATGGCCTGGCCGGCCCCGCCCAGCGCCCCGGCGATGATTCCACCCAGCATGGTCAGGCCCCCATCTGCGGCTGCGCGCCGCCCTGCTGAGCGATCAGCTCGGGGATCTGCTCGGGTTCGACGCCAGCTCGGCTCAGGATCTCTTCGATCATGGTCGCCATCCCTTCAGCGACATCGTCGTCCGAGACCTTCATGCCGGCCTTGCGCAGGAAGTCAGCCGCCTCGGCCACCAGCTCGGTGGCAGCGGGGATGATCAGCTGCGGGGGCAGGGTGTTGTTGCTCTGCGAGTAGAGGATCGCCATCAGCGCGACCACGCCCTTGCCAATCTTCTCGCCCGTCGTACCGGGCTCCTTCAGCAGGGCCAGCATCTGGGGCTTCATCTGCTCGCTGTACATGATCTTCTTGGCCGCCAGCACGATCCGCTGGTAGCCGTCCTGCATGTCCTGCGGGATGCTCAGCTTGGCACGCACGCTGTCAGGAGTGACAGCTGAGCTGTCCTTCTTGGGCGCAACGGATGCGGGCGCGTTGCGCGCCCCTTGCTTCATTTCTGCCATATCAGCCCCTTACCCCACCGATTATGCCGCCAGTTGCCGGAGCTGTCCGAACCACCGACGGGACCGTCAGATTGCGCAAGCTGTCGCTGTACCGCTGGCGCACCCAGTCCTGGTATGCCATCTGGCGCTTGGCGTTGTCGCTGGCCAGTTGCTGCTGCCCGGCGTACATCATCGCCCCCTGCAGCAGGCCGCCGCCGACCTTGGTCAGGCCGGGGTTCTCCTTGGTGAACTTGTCGAAGTCCTGACCGAACTTCTTCATCTTCGACCACCAATCGCCTGGGGCCGCAGATCCAGCCTGGCCGGGGATGCTGTCCGGGCCGCGGCCGCTGTAGCCTCCGTCGTACGTGCCCTGTTGCAGGTCGTAGCGGGTGGCAGTCATCGGGCCCGAATCGGGCATGCTCGTGCCCATTCCTGGCGCGGCCTCGCCTGCGCCTACGAGGCTGGTGTTGGCGTCCATGAACCCCTGGCTGGGCGCCCGGAAGCCCGAACCATAGTCCGGAGTGTACTGCTCCCAGCTGCCTGGTCGGAGGCGGTAATTGGCGGCACCAGACTCTCTGATAGCCGGCGCGGCCTCCGGCGCGCGCAGGCCCGGGCCGGCGTCGGCTAGCGCACCGGCCTCCCCTGGCCCATTGGGCGCCCACGGGCCGGCGTCGCCAGTCAGTGCTCCAGGGGCCGCCGCATCAGCGATCAGCCCGCCAGGCTGGCTGCCGGCCAGGGCACTAGAGCCAGCCTCGCTGGCAATGTTGGCCGCGGTGTCTGCCGCGGTGGTTGCCAGGTCCGCCCCTGCGCCCTGGACCACGTTGCCTCCGACGTTGGCCGTCGTGCTGGCCCCGGCCTCGGCCGCGGCCTGCGACGCGGCCTCAGCGGTGGCCGCCGCGCCCGCGGCCTCACCCGCCTTGGACACGAAGCTGCTTACGCCCCCGGCCAGGCCGAGCACGGAGCCGAGCGTCATCAGCTTCTTGTTGCCTGTGATCGCGCCGATGCCTGTCAGCGCACCACCGGCGATCATCAGGCCACTGGTCAGCGTGAGCGCGCTCAGGCCCCCCGCTGCAATGGCGGCCATGCCGCCCGCGGCGGCCACGCCACCGGCGATTGAAAACGCGGCCCCTACGAGCGGTATTGCTGCAGGCATTTACTTCTCCTTCTTCCCAAACGGCAGGGCCGTCAGCATGAAATAGTCATAGTCCTCGTCGGACCAGGTCTGCTCGAAACCAATCCTCTGCACGAACCGGCGGCTGGTGTCGTCTAGCAGAGGCACCTTCGTCGTCAGGAACCCGTACTGCTCGAACAGCGGGCGCAGGAACTCGCGAGTCACACCACGGTAGATCACCCGGTGGCGGTGTTCCGGGTGGACCTCGAAGTGGACCTCCGCGCCCGCGTGCATGAGCCTGGCCACGGCCCGGCCGGCCCTCACGTGGAGGACCTCAGACCAGCCAGGCTGTAGGGGCGCGAAGTCGTGGTGCATTAGTACCCGGAGCTTTGCAGATCAGGGTTGAAATACTGGTTGTCGCTGATGACGCCGCCGGACGTGTTGCCGGACGTGTTGCCGGACGTGTTGCCGGACGTGTTGCCCCCGACCGTTGTCGTCGTGTTGCCGGCCCCGATGTTGCCAATCAGCTCAGTTACGCCGCCGATCTGAGAGATGCTGCTTTGAAGAGTCAGCGAGTCACGCAGCATTTGCGTGAGGTTGTTGACAGACTTCTGCATCGCTTCGGCGGTCAGGTCCTTGTTGTTCATCAGCTGGGCGATGGACTGCATCGTCTGCGAGTACATCGTCGCGGCCGACTGGCTCGCCTGCATCTGGTTTTTGAACTGGGCCTCGATGCTGGCCAGGTTGGTCTTGATCTGCCCGTCCAGCTGGGTGAGCGCAGCCTTGTTCTGGGAGTCCGCGTTGGCCAGCGCAGTCTTGAACGCGGCGTCGTACTGCATCGCCGCCGACTGGAAGGCCTGGTTCTGGTTGGCCAGCCTGACCTGCTGGTCCATGCTGGCGTTCTGGCTGATCGCGTTGGCGACGATCCCCACCTGCTGGCTTTGCAAAGCGTTTGCTGCAGCCGCGTTCTGGCTCGAAGCGGCGTTCAGGGCTGCAGCTCCAAACTCAGCCGCCCTGCTAGACGCCGCCGCATTGGCGAGCGCCGTGTTGGTGTTCAAGTTCGCGTTAAGACGCGCCGCTTCGTTCGCGGCCGCTGCATTGGTGAGCTGGGCGGTGTTCCCAGCTGCAGCCCCAAACTCAGCCGCTCTGTTAGACGCCGCCGCGTTGGCGAGCGCCGTGTTGGTGTTCAAGTTCG